CCTGAGCCTGACCTTCGATGGCACAGGCGGCTCGTACTACAACCTTTCATGGAGTGAATAGCATGACGAAAGTCTATGATAATGCGACCGACCTCATCACGTTCGCTCGCAGTTCTTCCGGCACGGCTTTGCGTCGTGTCGGTTATGGTGATGAGTTGGTGACGAACGGTGGGTTTGATACGGATACGGTTTGGACCAAAGTCAATGCGACCATCACTGGTGGCGAGGGTGTGCTAGATGGCACTGGTGGTTTGTCGATGATCTATCAGGATATAGTCACCAACGGAAAACACTATGAGGTGACGTTTGATGCTGTAGTGACAACGGGGTCAATGGAGGTCATTAACAATGACGGAACCCCCCTGAAAGACATCTACACCACGGGGACATATACGTTTACTTTCACGCATTCGATTGCGAACGGAAATCTGCTTTGGCGGTGTCCTTCTGGCTCAAACTCAGGCTCCATCGACAACATCTCAGTCCGTGAAGTCATCTTCGACCGTGCCACGGACCCCCTCGTTCTGTTCAACCACCCCGACGACACCCCACGGATCGAATACGGGTCTGACGGGGCGCTGAAAGGGCTACTGATCGAGGAACAGCGGACGAACTTGCTGACGTACTCGGAAGATTTCAGCACCGGAACTGGCGCTTTCAACCTAATCAACGTCGACACTTCCGGAGCATCTGAAGGGCCAGACGGAGCAACCAACAGTGCCACACAAATGCTGGAAACCGCTACTACCGGCGAACATCAAGTCAACGAAAACGTAAGCCTAAGCGCAAACACGGCTTACACGCTGTCGGCGTATGTGTCTCCCATCGGCGGCAGGAATTGCACTCTGTTTTGGTTCACAAATAGTATCAACACGATCCTTTCTGCAACATTTGATCTTGCGTCAGGAAGTGTTGTGGCTGGCCCCGCCGCATCGGGTTCAGCCCCTCCCACGAACATTTCAGCAGACATAGAGCAGGTCGGCTCCTTCTATCGAGTAAGCATATCTGGAACTACTGCTGGGACTGCTGGTGCTGGGTCTGTGCGCATTCACTCGACAGACGGGACTTCAAACAACTTTCTTGGGGACGCCGGAAAGGGGTTAAACATCTACGGCGCACAACTCGAAGAAGGCTCTTTTCCGACCTCCTACATTCCCACCTCGGGCAGTCAGCAGACCCGCTCGGCGGACATCGCAAGCATCCCGGTGACGGCGTTTGGGTACAATCAGACGGCGGGGACTGTTGTGGTGGAGTTTGATACCAATGGGTCTGATGGCGCTGATTACCCCCGTGTATTCTCGCTTTCAAACACGTCTGGTACGGACTTGGCGAGGTTTCTTGTAAACCCGACAAACACAACGACAGCCGCCGTCGTAGTATCAGATTTAGGGGTTGCATTCGCAGGCTGGAGCGGGTCGATCACGCCGAATACGGTTGAAACTGTGGCTATGGCTCTCAAAGAGAACGATTTTGCCGGCAGTCTATCGGGTGCCTCTGTTCAAACAGACCAAGCCGGTGCCATGCCAGCGGCGTCAGACATTCTTGCGCTGGGAACGCAGCGTAACTTAACCAACAACTACCTCAACGGCCACATCAAGTCCCTCAAATACTACCCACGCCGTCTAACCAACGCACAACTACAGGAGCTTACAAGCTAATGACCGAAGAACCAGAAATCATCGAAGAAGCTCCCAAAAAGCGAGACTTCTACTACGCCTTCACCGACGAAGCGGCTGCTGCAACTGCGCTACAGCCCTTCTACCACCAACCACAGGTCCAGTCCGTTGACCCCGAGACGGGCGAGAAACTGTTCGACGAAGAAACCGGCGAACCCATCATGGAAAACGATGGCGACGCCTACCTTGTCACAGGGTCGGCAGACCATGCGTTTGACATCATCGGCCTGATCCACAAGGCCACGGGCAATATGCTCACAGACGACGAAGGTATGGAATACCCCGAGATGGCTCCAGTTCCCGGCTGGCATATCAACCTGCGTATTCGTGGCGACTACATGCGGGACGAGGCAGAGGCGATTGATGCTGAGTATGGTGTAGAGCCAGCCACTCCTCATAGAACTTGGTTATAGGAGAATTACTATGTTGGACCAAAAACAATGGTGGATGTCTAAGACTGTATGGGGGGTAGTTGTTATGCTTATCTCCTCTGCTTTGTCTTCTACTGGTATCCCACTAACCCCTGAGCTTCAGGGTACGATTGTAGAACTTATCATGCAAGCTATCACTGTAGGTGGTGGTGCATTGGCTGTCTACGGTCGAGTAACGGCTAAGACCTCCCTTAAATGAGTAGAGACCTTACCTCTGTAGTAGAGACAGCGTTGACGGCTGATGTTATTGAGCCGTTCTTCGCTGTCGATCTACTCTTTGATTCCCCTAGTGAGCTATACCTGTGGACTGGCGTTGGTGACAAGACCATCAACAGCAAGACCTATCAGGGGGCTGGTGCCTTGCTACAGATCGAGCCTATCGAAGAGACAGCCGATATTTCAGCTAGGGGGGCTACCCTTACCCTGAGTGGTGTTCCATCCAGCCTGCTTAGTCACGCACTGTCTACAAAGTACCAAGGTCGAGTCTGTAAGATATACTTCGGTGTCATGGGGACGCCAGCAGACTATGTTGAGATCTTCTCTGGTTATATGGATCAGATGACGATTGATGAGGGACCAGAAAGCTGCTCTATCTCAATGACCGTAGAAAACAAGCTGGTAGCTTTAGAGCGTCCAGCAGCAACTCGTTACACTTCTGCCTATCAGAAGAGCCAGTATTCCGGTGACAAAGGCCTAAACTATGTAGAGGGCCTACAGAACAAAAAGATTATCTGGGGAGGCATCCCTGAGTGAAGTACCAGCAAGAGTTCTTGATACAAGTCGAGAATGACATCCGACCCTTGCTAGAGGAACACTGGAAAGAGATAGCTACAAACCAACAGGAGATTAAGTTAAACCCTGATTGGGACATGTACCACTACCTAGAGGAAAAGGGCTTTCTTAAAGTCTTTACTGCCCGAGAAGAAGGCAAGCTAGTTGGGTACTATGTAGCAGTCCTTTCTCGCAGTTTACATTATAAAGATCACCTCTTTGCAACCAATGACCTCATTTTCCTACGTCCCGAGTACAGGAAAGGTCGCACAGGAATCAAGCTGATTCAGTTTGCAGAGAAGTATCTTAAAGAGGACGGAGCATCTGTCTTGTTTATCACGACAAAAGTACATAAGCCTTTCGGCAGACTTCTTGAATATCTTGGCTACACCGCTGATGAGCATACCTACGTTAAGTGTGTAGGAGGCTGATATGGGAGAACAGGTACAAGCCTTTACTGCTGGTGCTGGTGGCGGGGCTATCACCGGCGCTGGTTGGGGTTCTAAATGGGGACTACCCGGCGCAATCTTTGGTGCTGGTGTTGGCGCTATTATCGGCGGTAGTCTCAGTCTATTCCAGTACAACCAAGCAAAGTCCCTTATGATGGACACTACTGGTGGCTATACAGTCAACCAGAAGGGTACTGCACTTCATCACCAGATTGTCTACGGTAAGACTAAGATCGGTGGTGTAGTTGTATTTGACCATGCACACGGCACTAACAACAGCTACCTAAGCCGTATTATTGCTTATGCAGCGCATGAGATTGACGCCTTTGAAGACATCTACATTGACAACTACAAAGTAACTTCTCTTGGCTCAGACGGTAACGTAGCTGAGGTCCGAGAAGTAGACGAGAACGGCAACGTCATTGGCGTTGCTGATGATAGGTTTAGTGGCTATATTAAAATCCGCAAGGTGCTGGGGGGACATACTGCATCCTTGGGCGGGCAGAGCTTGTCTATTGATGGTAACAACTTTGGCGAGACTAAGTGGACCTCGAACCACAAGCTACAGGGCATTGCCCACTTGGCAATCATGTTCAAGTATTACAAGCCTGAAGATGAAGATGACGAAGAGAAGTACGATAATGGCCTGCCTAGCGTAACAGCTATTATTCGGGGCAAGAAGGTCTATGATCCTCGTACTGGCACCACAGCTTGGTCTGACAACCCTGCTCTAATTGTACGAGACTATCTTACCAACACTAAGTACGGCCTTGGTGAGTCCACTAGCAACATTGACGACACGAGACTTGCTACAGCAGCTAACATCTGTGATGAGACTGTTACCACAGACAGTAGCACAAGATACACCTGTAACGGCGCATGGCTAACCTCTCAGGTTCCTGTAGACCTTCTCAACCAGCTCATGGCTACCTGTGCAGGTATGCTGTGGTATGCTCAAGGTGAGTGGAGGATCAAGGCAGGTAAGTATGTAGCCCCTACTATAACGCTGACTGAGGACGACCTGCGAGGAAACCTGTCTATTTCCACTAGGCACTCCCGTAGGGCAAACTTTAACAAGGTAAGAGGGACGTTCAAGGGGCCAGCTAGTAACTATCACTTTACTGACTACCCCACAGTAGAAAGCACCCTGCCTCTTAGTGATCCAGACAACTTCGTCACTGTAGATGGTGGTCAAGAGTCTGTGCTGGACTTCCCTCTACCTTTTACTGACAGTCCCGGTGAAGCACAGCGTCTAGCTAACATTGCTCTTGAGCGTAACCGTAGTCAGCTTACCCTTGTAGGCACGTTTAGCCTTAAGGCTTTCGAGCTTCAGGTTGGTGATGTAGTAAGCATTAGCAATACCAGACTGGGGTTTGACCCTAATGCTACTCCTCGTACAGACCTCTTTGAGGTAGCTGGTTGGTCATTTGGGCTTGATAACAACTATGGCTTAGAGGTCAACCTTACGCTTCGTGAGATCACCACTGGTGCCTATGACGAGTATCAAGACAACGCCTTTGAGACAGACAACACTACCCTCCCCGGCATCCTTGGTCCTACGGTTATTCCCGGTTCTGGTGACGTAAGCTCTACTACAGAGGTTACAGGCTTAACTGCATCTGGTGGTGTACGAGAGATTTACGTCAACTGGTCTAATCCTGTAAATGATGACTTTAGTTTTACCAGAATTTATTATGATGATGATAATGGCATTAGTGGTGCAAGCACAGCAGATGTTACGGGGGAATCTTTTGTTATTGAAAACCTTAGTGCTAATGACCAAAGGTGGGTTTGGGCAAGGCCTTACACCAGCACAGGCACTCTAGGCGATTTAGTTGGACCAATCGGTCCTATAACCGTCAAAGACATCACCACTGATGATATTGAGACAAATGCTGTTACTACGGCCAAAGTAAGTAATTTTAATATTACCACAGCTAAAATCCAACAAGACGATATCTCTTTTACGCAGTTTGACTCGTTTGAGAACTTTAACCCTGCTGATGGAGTAGCGGTAACTAAAAGAGCGCAAGTAACTCTGCCCACCCCTCCAACAGGTGGTACAAATAGAATTACTGCGACGGCTTTCTTTTCTGTAGTAGGGACTACTACGACCGGAACTGATTCCGCTGTAATGGTTTTGGAGATTAATAGTGATGAGCAAGAGCGGTGGATAACTGGCCCCCATGAAGAAAATGTTTTTGGGGGCATTACCCTTATTGGGAGTAAGACTATTAATGCTTCTGGCACTTATAATATTGATGCGACAATTACACTTAATGGTTACTCTTACCTTGGGGCAAGACCGCAAGTTGACATTTACATTGTGACAACTGTGACCAAGACGGAGGCAGCTTAATGGCCGAGTTTACTAAATACGACTCCGAAACTGGCATTATAGAAGGGCGCTTTAGTGGGAACCCTGCACATGTTCCCGAAGGTATTAGCCTTATCGAGGGGTTTTACTCAAGCAAAGAGTATGTCGTTGTAGACGGGGTTGCACAACGTAAGTCTGAAGAAGAACTGCAAGAGCGGGAGTTAAATGAGGCTTGGTTTGACCTAAAGAGTAAACGAACACGCCTCCTGCAAAAGTCTGACTGGACTCAAGTACCAGACGCTCCTGTAGACGCAGCAGCTTGGGCTACCTACCGTCAACAGCTTCGTGACCTACCTGCTAATACTACAGACCCAAGGAACGTAGAATGGCCCGTGCCACCGTCTTAGTCTTCAGTGGTATCTTTTGGGTATCTCTTTTCACGGTCTTTGCAATAGCCGACAGCAGAGAGTTTAGTCAACGTAGCAAAGAACATCTAGCGGAGATCCACCCTGACCTCTATGAGGTAGTTTTCTTAGCTAGACTTATTTCCACTGTCCCCTTTGAGATCACAGACGGTCGTAGAACGATAGAGGAGCAAAGGCACTACTACAACACAGGCAAGAGCCAGACTATGCGCTCTAAGCACCTAACAGGTCATGCTGTAGATGTAGTGCCTATCCCGGTGAGATGGGATAAAGAAGCCTTCCTGCCTATTGCAGAGGCTATGAAAGAAGCATCCGACACTCTCAATATACCGATAGTCTGGGGAGGAGACTGGAGAACCTTCAAGGATTATCCGCATTTTGAATTAAGGGAGAGGCCGGATGGTCATTGAATTAATAACAATGGTGTTTGTACCCATTGTTGTAGCATTTTTATCTTCTATGGGGCTATGGAAATACCTTCAGTCTCGCTCTGACCAAGAGTATGAAAGACGTTCCGAGTTTCGTAGAACTCTTCAAGATCAAATTGACACCCTATCCGAACAAGTAGGCAAGCTAAACTACCAGAAAGAGTCGCTCCTTCGGGAGATTGCAGAACTCCGAGAAGCACTGGCAGAGGCTAAAACTACAATCCTCCACTTAGAGGAATTGCTTCGGAGACGGTCCTATGAAAACAACTAGCATCCTCGCAGCCCTGTCTGTAGTCCTGTTCACTCTGAGTGGATGTGCTGGCTTAGGTCTAGTCACTCAAGGTGCAACACTCTTAGCTGAGACCACTGGTAACGCTCAGATTGAACAGGCTACCGAGATCCTGTCAGAAGTAAGCGGTGCTGCTGCTCCCATAGCCGGGATTATAAACATTTCTAACACAAACTGGATGATGATCCTGTTGCTGATATTGGGCTGGGTGTTACCATCTCCCGGTGAGATTATGAGAAACATCTTCGGTCCTATAGGTTGGCTAATCAGAACACTCCTAATCAAGAAATAGATTAGTCAAGACAAACTAAAACCCCCGCAGGTTAGTTCCTACGGGGGTTCTTTTATGCCTAAATTTAGGGTAGCTTAGAACTTAAGGCCGATACCAGCTACAATACGACGATCGCCAGATTCAAACTGGTCGTCATAGGCCCAAGACATGCGAGCATCAAGGTAGACGTTATCAGCGATGTCTAGCTTGTAGCCAGCACCTACTTCACCACCGTCCCAGTCAAGAGACCAGCCATCAAAGCCTACAGAGGTGTTAGCAAAGGCATACTCACCGCCAATCAAATTAGGGTGGATAGACACTTCCATGTCTGCTGTTACATCACCCCATTCGTTGCCTTCACCAAAGCCAATCAGGTCGCCACCAGACTCGCCCCAAGTGTAGTTAAGGCCCGGAGTGATCTTAAACTTACCGAACTCAGCGTCGGTGTAGGCACGAGCCTGAAACTCGCTGTTGGTCGTACCAGACAATTCTGCATAAGCAGACACTGGGCCAGCGCCGATACCAGTACCAAGAGCAATCAAGGTCTCATCTTCAAACGTAGTGCCAATCTCTACATAAGTGTTGGTGACAGTCACAGGAGCTTCTTGAGCCACTGCTGCACCAGAGACGAATAGGGTTGAAATGAACGAAACAATATAGCGTTTCATGTTGTCCTCATTATTATTATTTGGAGAGAGAATGTATCGGGTGGGAGCCGAAGCTCCCTTCTGTTCCAAGGCCCCCCGAAATAGGCCCGTCCCTTACGCTGCTACAGCGAGGGAAGGTGCAACATAGTTGTTAGCACTTATGGAGGTTGGTTCTTACGGAACCACTCGGTTGCCTCATTGTAGCATCAAGCACCAGTCGATCCTAGTTCACCCCCGTGGAAATGGTGGAGGTGCGGGGTACTGCCCCCCGGTCCTGCATACTGTCTTCTACAAATCAACGGCGAACAAGGCTAAAGCTCTTTCAGGTATTTGTGCGCTGTGACCCGACTAATCTTCACTTCTCTGGCTGCTTCGGAGATGCTGGAACCAGCTTGAACCAGTGCCTTTAGCTTTTCGACCTTCTCAGCTTTGAGTGGCTGGCGTCCCTTGTACTTGCGCTCAGCCTTAGCTTTAGCTATGCCTTCTGCTTGTAAGTTCCGCCAGTCAGTCCCCCTAGTCTTCCTACCATGTATCTTCCAATGACAATTTGGGCAGACTTCGACAAGATTAGAGGGTCTGTCATCACCACCTAAAGCCTTCGGTAAAATATGGTGGGCATGAGTAGTCCCCTCTGCTCCGCAACAACTACACTCTTTGTCCATCTTAATCCCCTAGACCAGCTTTAGGGTATTATTTCCCTTGGGACTGGTCCCTGTCTCTGCATAGATTATAAGCTCATTAGCCCAAGTACCGGGAGTGATTTCGTCCAGATACTTGAGCAGCGTCTTCTTCCTGATCCTGACTGGCACTCTCACAGCAGCATTGAGGCTGACTGTGCCATAGACCATATCAGATTCTTCTACGAGTTTCCTGAACTTCTTCAGATTGTATGCCTTCATAGCACCCCCAATTCTGTATAGAAGTAGTAAACGTCCTTGTTGAACTTCATACCGTAGCGGAATGCTTCGATAAGCTCGTTCATTTTCCCACAGCCCATGACCTTTGAGTAGTTATCGGCAATGATGAATGCCTCTTCAAAGGCTAGTAACTGGCCTACCATAAGGTCGTTGGTGTCTACGTCAGGGTTTTCAGCTTCAATAATAGCTGACATAGCTCCAAGGTAGTCGATGGCTTTCTCCATCTGGACAACACCACACTTATTGTAGTCTGCTGCTATCAGTGATGCCATATCCCGTATGTCGGATGTAGCTTTTGCTGTAGGGTCTGCTACAGCGACTGTGCTGAACAGTAGTCCAATAAGTGTGGCGATAATCCTCATGAGTCTTCTTCCAACCATTTTATCATGCGATCAAGATACCAGCGAGCCTTCTTGAGATCTTGCACTTCATTGCCCTTGTAGGAGCTTCGGTGCAGGTACTTAATCACGTTTCCTTTACAATAGGAGGGGAAGCCAGCACCCAAGACCTGTTCAATGTAGTTGATACACTCAACACCACCTTGGTTGTAGTGCGGTGGCTTATTTACTACATCATACTGGTCTGACAGGAACTCTAGATTTTCTCCTGCATGAAGATCGAAATCCACTGACGGCATACATCACTCCTAACTACATCATCTATTGTGAACTCAATAACGGGTACGTTCACTTCGTACTTCTTACTTAATTCAACAATCTTTGCTAGGCCGTTAGCCTCTTTAAGATCTGACTGTTGAACATCTCCATTGAGAACAATTTTAGAACCCTCTGCTACACGGGTCAATAACATCTTAATTTCGTGTGTTGTGATGTTCTGTGCCTCGTCTACAATAATGAAGCTGTTCTCAAAGCTCCTACCCCTCATTAAAGCTAAAGGGGCTATCTCGATATTCCCATTCTTTAGGGAAGTCTCAAGAACCCCTTTACCCATCCATTGCTCCAATACGTCTAAGGTCGGCATGGCCCAAGGTGTAGCCTTATCCAAGACGTTACCGGGCAAGAACCCTATATCCTTACCTACAGAGACATGCGGTCTAGTGATGACAATCTTGCCTATTGTCTTCTCTAGGTACATCAGAGAAGCACAACTAGCCGCTATGTAGGTCTTACCCGTCCCGGCTGGTCCCAAAACTATCGTCTGTGGACTTGTCCTTAGAGCGTTTAGATACAGCTTTTGCCTTTCCGTCTTTGGCTCCAGAGGTGGTCTTTTTGGTGGCTGTGGTTGGTTTGGTTTCTTTGACTTCCGCCCAACGGTCTTTGTCATACCGGATTAGTTTCGCCTCATTGACAGGAATATGGAAGAACATTTCGCCTTTGCTGATCTTAGGACCATAGGCTTCCTTAAGGCTCTCTAGGGTTAGTTGTGACCCTTTGACAACCCAACATTCTTGGAGGTCATTGCGAAATACAAAGAACGTGATCGTCGCATGCTTTTGTAAGAGCCGTGCTTTCCTGCCGGGGATACGAAGCTCTTTCCAGTCCTTCGGCCACTCACCTTCCCAAGCCGCTTTAACTTCCGCCTCACTGTAGAAGGTCTCCTTGTCTTTGGTGGAAACTACATCAGCAAGGTAGTTCTCCTTGACCCGTTTGATTGCATGACCTTCCTGCTCCAGATAACTTACCAAAGCGTTTTTAGCCTTGCCATCAAACTTGTCATACCTAGCTTGATCGAATTTGGCGTAGTTAGTCTTGTTCATAAGCTAGTAGCTCCTGATAGCCCCCAACGTAATCACCTTCGTGATTCCAGATTTGAGGGACCGTATCTAACCCAGACCACTTCATCATGTTTCTGAGAAACTTGTATTTGTAGTCGGTGATATCATATTGTTGATACGGACGGTCAAAGACCTCTAGGGTTTCCTTGGCCTTCTTGCAGGCAGAACAGTTAGGCTGAGTGATGATTGTCCAAGCCATCAAGCATTCTCCATTAGTGCTTTCCAAGATACAGGAAATAGATCTGTCATATACTCTGCAATCTGTATAGCCACCTCCCTTGCTTCTACTTGAGAGTCAGGCCCCAAACGGAGCTTACACATATCGGCAAAGGCATCCAAGCTACCAGACCACCACCAAGAGGTCATAACACCTTGAGGAAGAACCATACGAGCTTGCTCTGGTGCTACACCCATTCGGATCATGTAGTCATAGGCATTGACCGCCATACTGGTAATATCTTTGTAGCCTGATTCTAGGAGATCTTGCTTCTCTAAGACACCTGAAGAGCCTTGCTTTTTGTTCTCTGGTCGCCCTCTCCAGAAGTCAGGAGAGTATACCTCTGGCTCATCATCAACGTACCTTCGACTTACCTCATTCCAACGTAAGAACTTATGCTTCACCAACTGTCTAGCTACAAAGACAGGTGCATCTACCTTGAAGGTCACGAAGGCATGACCGAAGGGTGAAGTGTGCTTATGCTCTGCTAGGTAGTGGATCAGCTTCTCATCCTTGTCAGAAAGAGACGAGGATTCCTTGGCGAAAGAAACCCTCGCTGAGTTGACAACAGTGAGGTCGCTACCACAGTGATGTTTGAGAACTACGTTAATCACCTGTACATTCTCCCCCGTCAGCTTGACAAAAGAAACTCTCTTCGTCTAGGCCCAAGATCATTTGTTGTTCCTTAGCCTGTCGAATACCTTCATAGCTGCCTTGCTTGAAGCGAAAGACCTTACCTGTCTGAACTTCTTTATCAGACCACCATTGCATCCTCTCAGGATACTGCTCCCACATAAAAGCAAGGTGAGCCTCGCTCTTCAAGAAGCATCCGTCACAATTAGACAAAGGTGTCTTGTCATCTACGAGAGGCAAAGCTAAGTCAAAAGGGGCTGACTTCCAAAAGGCACCGACATCCTTCTTAATCGCCTGTGCATCTGCGAGAGGATACCAGTTAGAGAACCGTACATCTTTTGACTCTTTAATCCGCCGCTGTTCGTCCCACCGTATCCCGAGGGTATTTGTCCACTTCTTCCAGCCTTGGGATACAAGAAACCTTTTGATTGTCTTGACCTTCAATTCCTGAGTACACTTGCGCCGCATGATGTCTGGAAGCCAGTCTCCCCCGGAATGTTGAATTAAAGCGTCGAAAGGTTCTCCATTCCTTGCGGCAGAGTTGTGGCTCACTACCTTGACGCTTGGTCTCAACTTTCCTTTTTTCTCCTGTCGGGTATATTCTAACCAAGAGATAGGGACTTCAAACTCCTCACTGCATCGTTGCACAAAGTCGTAGGTTTCCGACATCTCCCTCCCGGTGTTGGTGAAAACAACCTTCATACGGTCAGGAGTGCCGTTCCTTTCTACGATCTTGTGTAGCATGTACCCAGAGGTTCTGCCCCCGCTAAAACTAACGAGGACATTTCCTTCGGGAAGAACGTAGGGATCGTTAATCATGTAATGTCTACAATCTCACAGCTATCTGCTGAACAAGCCATTGTCTGCATACCGGAGGTGTTATCTTCTACCTCGTATCCGGCCAACAATCCCCAATCAATAGACTTGGGCATAGACTTGCTGAGTTCTTGGTAGGTTGCTTTGTCACAGTCCTGATAGGGGGCCTGCTGGTAAACGTGGTCCGAGTGTGGGAGGAAACTAACCCCAGACATTTCATCGAAGTGTTTGTAGACAAAGGCCCCTACTTCCATCCATTCGTCGTCTTTGACAGAGATTGTCACAGACGGTTTGTGTTCACACCAGTAACGCTGATACATCAGCCAAGTCTCTAGCTGCTCTACAGCCGTCATGTCATTGCGAGTTACGCAGTTGTCGGGGGACTTAACCGGAAAGCTAAACACTGTTGTAGTTTCAGGCTGACTGACACACGGCTCAGCAGGGACACCCTGGTCTGTAAGGAAGTGCGTCAGAGGATCTTTGTTATCACCCCTTACAGTGCGGATGTAATATTGAGAATGGCGAGCATGGATACCACTGGCAGAATCAACCAACTGAGATACCGTCCCAGACGGTTTAACACAGGTGATGGCTGCTGACTGAGGGATACCAAGACGGTCGGCCCACTCTGCGTTAGTGCTAACAGCGACACTTCGTAGATGTTCAAGGGTCTTCTCCAGTCCAGCGTTCTTGCTGGTCATAAGCGGGTTGTCCATGATCCCCGTCAAAGACACACCAAGCAGGCGCTCTTCCTCTGTGTTCTTCTGCCAAACCTTACGAAGGTATGGAAAGACAGTGAAGGTAGACTGAATAGTCCCGAGGATTGTAGCCAACTTGACTTTCTCAGACAGGCTCTCAATCGTATCAGTTGCTCGTACTACAACCTCTGTCAGGTTACAGAACTGGTACGGGCGCAAAATGATCTCTGAGCAGGGATTCGTACCAAACTCCCACTCTGGGTCTCGACGGCCATTCTTCGCTGCCTGCTTCTGAGAGGCAACCCGGTTGAAGATACCACGCTCACCAGACTTGGACTCAATCAGTGCTGCCCACTCTTTAAGGAACTGCTCAAGCTCTGGCTTCTCCGTGTAAGACACAGAGTTATTAGCCAAGGCACGTTGACCCTCTTCTTTCCACCACTGGCCTGATTTAGCATGACGCATACGGTCATCCGACAGGTTGGACAGGCTAATCATAGCCGAACGACGAACACCGCCGACCACTACAATCTGGCCAATCTTACACATCAGGTCGTGACACTCCAGAGAGGTCAGCTTACGTCCCTGTGCCTTCTTGAATGTAGCTACTGTGAAGTTAAACAAGTCCACCAAGGGGGCTGGGCCACTAGCACGACCACCAAAGGTCTTCAGTCGAGCGCCAGCAGGCCGGACTTTCGAGACATCCCACTTGGGAATCTCTCCAGCCCACAGCAGGGAGGTTACTTGCCTAAAGGCTTTGGCCCAGCCCTCCTTGGAGTCCTTTACTACCACGGTGGTCTCAGAGTCAAAGAGTGTCTCTGGTACTTCGGGTAGCTTGCTGATGTATTGACGTTCTACAGAGAACCCCACTCCCGTCCCACAAAGCAAGATGAACATAGCTTCATCAAAACTCTTAGGATCATCAATCGGAAGATACGAACAGTTATACCCCGAGGTATTGTCTCGGTCAAGAGCCACACCAGCAGTCATTACCGCACGCATAGAGGGCATGACATCTAGGCCCAAGATAGCAGTAGACAGGCGTTCAGCCTCATAGGGAGTAGCTTTGTCTGCTACAACATTGTCCATGTAGCGCTGAACAGTCTCAGACCATGTTTCCCGGCGACCTTCAGAAGGAAGCCAGCGTGCGTATCGAGATTTAGCAATAAACTGTTGGTAAGGGGTAGGTAGGTAGTTATCCATCAAACAAATCATCCAGCATAGGGGGTTTATAATTAGGGCCTTTTAATACTTTACCATCTTCACGATAAAGAGGCTTGCCGTCAACTAGCTTACTCATATTAGATTGATGGACCCGGTTGAACACTACATCTAGGGGCAAGCCGAAAGTTATTGCTGTTCCATACACTACATAAAGTAAGTCGGATAACTCTTTAGTGAGGGCTGCTTTGTCTAGCTCTTTAGACTCTAGTTCTACCAAGACTTCTGTAGTCTCTTCGTAGATTAGTTTTGAGCGGAGACTGAGTAGACTTCTGGTGGGAGCTACGTCTACTGGCTGACCCATAGCCTCAGTAAACTCTCTCACCATGTCAGTCTTTGTTGTCGGGTAAGTCATTCTTCTTCTTCTTGATACTGCTCTAGATCAACAAACCCAAGCTCTTCTAAGATTTCCAAAGCCTCTACGATGGTGATGTTGCTATCAACAAGGATCTGTCTCAATCCATACTTACTCAGCAACTCACTAATGTATCGTTTGCCCTTCATAACCCATAATACCTTCTAAGGTCTCTAAATCCTCTTCGTCCCAAATAACAAAGGAGGCGAATACACCCATTTGAATGTCTAACTGAGCCTGCGGCGCTGCGATATAGTCTACACAGCTATCGTAAGTCCCACTCCAGACCTCTACGAACCCACCTTGGGATTCCTCGTCCATGAGGCCAAAGACGTAATAGGTTACTTCTTTTTCTGACATAACTCTAAGTAATGCTCCATACTCACGACACAGAGCCAAGGCTTTCTGTCTCCCCGTAAGAAGACTACTGGTTCATAGATACCATCTTGCTTCGCCTGCTCTACATAGCCATAAAGTGTAGCAAAATCCTTACGCCGTTTAACTTCAATAGAGACTGGTAGCTGCTTACGGGCTTGGGGGGACAACTGAATGTCCTCCCCATTTTGCCCCATAGCTGTAGACCTGACATCATCAGGCTTTAGGCGGGGAAAGGCTTTAAGGATAGCATCCCGGACTTCTTGTTGTCCGAGCCTACCTTTTGCCTTGGAAGATCTGGGATTAGCCATCAGGCGGCTCCCAGAGTTCCTCTGGCTCCCTACGCAGCCAAAGAAGTCTTCCGTTCTCTACAACCCTGTCTTTGTAGCCGCCGTAGGCTTTGACACAGGTTTCATAGAGTTCTCTCTCCGTTGTGCAGTTCTCCAGCATTTTCTCTGCGGTCTTAGGTCCAACACCGTCGAGGCCGAAGATATTGTCTGCACTGTCTCCCATCAGTATTTGCTGATAGAAGAAGTTGAGGCCGTCAAACTCGTCTACAAATGTCCATTTGTGCTTGACGAAATTGAAATGCCAGCAATTAAGCTGCATCATGTCCTTATCTATGGACGCTACACAGGCAGTTGGCCCTTCCTGTGTGACAGCCTTAGAGATAAGGTCATCAGCCTCTTCTTCCTCAGATACGATTGCCGACCACTTTTCCATAGCGTGTTCACGCAACAGGGGGAGGAATGGTGGCTTAGGCTTATCTTTGCGATTAGCTTTGTAGGGATAAGCCTTGGCAATGTCGTATCTGAAGTTGCCCGAACCCGTAAGAAACACTTGGTAAGCTGACGGGTGCGGGACTAACAGGGTCTCTAATAGAATGTACTCAATGAGTCCATCTACGTTCGCTTTAGCCTCTTCTTTGGTGTGGCCTTTAGATTCAGCAGCAGCAGCCATACGGTAGACTACAATATCCCCATCAATGAAGACTTTTGAGATATACCGCAATTAGCTAAAGACCCCGTGTTCTGTTCGACGAGGAACAATGGTGTCAGTGGAAAAAACATCACCCTGCACGTTACTGGCACTCATCTCTTCTAGGTAGCTATACCCAGCAGCTTGTAGAGCAGACAGGATGGGGCGTAGTACGTCAGAGACATAATCTCCAACATCGGTTTCTTCTAAAGTCAGAACCTGATCCACACCATCTTGTTCTTCAGTACGAGTAAAAGTGATCTTAATATCCATTATGCCACCATGAAAATCTCATCATCTTCGGACTTAGAGGCTTCCTCATAAACTACATGTTGAGTTACAGCGATAGCCTCTAGGCGAAGGTTCCCGTTATAAAGGTCGTATTGGACAAGAGCCTCAGTTCCGTTACCAAGGGGGCCTTGTTTTTCAAAGTCCCACTTAGCACGCTTTTCCTTGCCCTGCGTCAGGTCAATAACCGCAGGCGCACCACCAAAGTCCATTGTCACCATCTGCCCGGTCTTGGCGTCAGGCCACTCTTTGATGTTGTCCATCTTTCGGGTCATAACAATGTACTTACCGATACCGTACTGGTCATCACCTGTCTTGATGCGATCAGTCTCTGCACCAGTCCGGGGGTTGATAGTCTTCTGTTGAAAGCCTTGTGCCAGCAACTCTTTGATCTGGTCCTCAGACTTAAAGTAACAGTTAACGGTGGCTTGACCGCCACTCTTAGCCAACTCCCGAAGCCACTTCTCAGAGCTTTTCGGGTCGCCTTTGTCGAGGTTCTGCTCAAACACCTTGGCCCAAGCCAGAACAAAATCCATCGAATGTTTAGCCATGTCGGGTACTCCTTTTTTGGCTCGTACTATAGTATAGGATCCTTTCAGGGAGAAAGGTATACTTTTTAGTGAATTTTAGCATAGTCGTTACCGAACTGTACGTCTATACCAAGCGGTACGTTAAGGTTAAGACGCTGGTTGAGCTTCTCGATGGCATTTTCCATCGTCCTCCTAACATGTTGTTCCTCTCCATTTCCTACGAGGGCTATCACCTCATCATGGAACTGTCCAATGGTCTTTACGCCATTTTTTCTGCACAGGGCCACCCAGCTATCAAAGCAGAATACACCTGTAGACTGGTTCAAAGTGCTGAAGCGGTCCTTGTCACTACGCAGACTATGGTAGAACCCACTGACCGGGTTTTTTAGCCACGTCCTGCCATAGACATCTCGGGTACTCAGCCCCTTTGCAACTTGCACAATAGCATCATTACGATCCCAAAAGGCGTCCAGCAGTTTCTTAGATTCGGCTACAGATAGCCCAGTGGTTCTACTGAGCTTCTTAGCTCCCACCCCGTAAGTCGCAGAGTAGTTTACCACTTTGTAGTTTTTACGCAGGGCTTTGAGGTCGTGTTCTCCTGAGTTGTGCTTGTCGATATCTTCTTGGGTGATAACTCTAGCATGCTTTGCCAAGTCGAGGTGCGGATCGAAACCCTCTTTGCTCATCTCAGCTACATAGTCAGGATCAATAGGCTGCATGTAGTGTCTTTTTGTAGTGTCCTCTAACGAGGTCATGTCAGCACCACAGAGCGTAAAGCCTTCAGGAGCAACCAAGCACCCTCTAATCTCTGCACCCCACGGTTTGTCAACACCGGGAAGGTTCACCAGAGGTTTTGCATGCTTGAACCGTAGCGTGTTCGTAAGCCCTGCAATCTCTGCTTTCACTACACCATCTCTCTGACAGTCTAGGAACGCCTTGAAGATACCCAAGCGATGATTAATCACTGTGAGACCATCCAGCAGACCCACAGAAGGGTGTTGAGGGATCAAGGCTATGACACTATCACAAAGATCGGAACCATCTCTGACCTGCTCAATAGCCCTCTCAGAGCCGTCCTTATCTCGAACAAACTTCCATGTAGCAGGCTCCCAACCCAAGCCCTTGAGCCAGTCTTTGACCTGCTCGTTAGAGTTAGGGTTAGCCTTCTCGATCTTGTCTACAACTTGAACAGGACCGATGGTGGTAGGCGGTAGCTTGGCTTCTTTAAGAAGAGCCTGCCACCGTTCTCCAAACACAGTAAGACTACCATCAGCCTTGGTCATCCTAGATGGTTTGTTGATCCTCTTCATAATCTTCTGACGGGGCATAGCTTCTGCGAGTTGCTCTGTTTTTTCGTCTTTGAGCCTCAAGAGTTCGTCGTAGTGAGACTGAGCCTTTGCCACGTCCAACTTCCAGCCCAGCGCTTCCTGCTGCCGTGCGCAGTCCATCTTGAAGGACAAGTATTGAACGAACCGCTCCCGCTCTGTTTCTTCGGGATATAACTTTAGTAAGTGGTCGTGTAGCTCTTTGTAGAGCCTTACGTTGATCTTCACGTCTTCTTGGCATCGGTGTGCATACTCCTCCTTTGATAGGTTGTTCCAATCTGCGATCTTTGGCTTTGGAACATCGTAGTCTTGCCCATAACCCTCCAGTCCATGCCGAGGGCGATCACAATGAATGTACCAAGCAAGTGCCAATGTATCGACCAGCTTGGCCTTGACCTTAATCCCGAGGATCTTTTCCACTAGGGGGATATCGTACCGGATGATGTTGTGACCTACGAGTACCTCCGCTTCAGTAAAGAACTTACGCATATGGGCGTAGTCATAGGTCCAGTTCATCTCACCATTATCCATCCATGCGAGGACATGAATCTTGGTGGCATCCTCAAGAAGATTGTCTGCTTCTACGTCAAATACCGTCATTCGGACCTCCCATAAAATGCTGTCTCGATCTTGGTCTCGTCACCCCTCAAGGTGTCAAATAAGTACCAAGCACAGTTGTCCTTCCCGGTGTGCTTACTGTCAGGAATCCACTTGACCCTGCCAACACTGACAATCTTTCTACAGAATTGTAGGTAGTCCCGTGCCTGCTTTGTGTGCATCCAGTCTGCGTCAAACAACAACCAAGTAGGACGTTGCCAACGAAAGTGCTGGATCAGGGGGTGTAGTACATCCCTTGCCCAAGGTGGGTTAGTAATAACGTAGTCTACCTCCCGGTGCAGAGGCGGGGCAAACCTAAAGTCCATCTTCTCTACCGAGTGATGCTGAGGTTCAATGTCATACATCTCGATACAGGAAGCTTTGTGCAGCTTGTGCAGGTGAGTGACTAAAGCACCATTACCTGCGCATGGTTCAGCGTACCGCACTCCCTTGGGGATATGGGGGAGCAGGGGGTACACCGCTGCCTCCGGTGTTGGGTAGAAGTCACGTTCCACCCTTGCAAAAGCACTTCTCTTTCCCACTACACAATCTCCCTAAGTGTGAAGGTATATGGGTCAAACCGCAGCTTACCGGCAGAACCCTCTTCACTACAAGGACGGTTCTTCTGCACAGTAAGATAGGTTGTGTTTCTTTCTTCGTAGCTGTCTGCCTCTTTGTCTCGGTGCAGGTCGATGATCACAGAAGCTCTCTGCCCAATCATCTTACAATACTTTGGGTCTCCTGTCTCGTTTGTATGAGCGATGGTCACAATGCCCACATTCAACTCAGCAGCCAGCTTAGACAATCGGATGGACAGGTCTGCTAGTATCTCTTCCTTGGAGGCCTCTGTGAGGCCAGCTACAACATCTTGGATCGGCTCGAAGAAGATAAACTTACAGCCACACGCCTCCCGAAAGAAACGTATCTGGTCGATAAGCTCTTCAGTACCCTGACCATCCGGCATATAGAACTGAAAGAACAGCTCATCCTTCGTCAGTTCTGTGATAGCACCCTCAACCTCTCCCTCTGCCTGCTCAGTCTCAATGAGGTCACGCCGGGTCAGGTTTTTCTTAACATGATAACTAACCAACCCAAGCAGGGATCGTAGCTTCGTCTCCTCAAGGTGCCATGAGGCAAAGGGTACTCCCTGCTGGATCAGGTTGTACTCAAGGTAACGCATCACCTCTGTCTTACCGACACCTGTAGGAGCCTTCATCACAGTAAAGTGTCCCTGCATCAAACCCATGATCTTGTCATCTAGAGCTTGGATACCCGTGGGAACATACTGATGTTCAGGAGTATCATGGTAGAGGCTAAGAAACTGCTCAGTGGTGTTCAGGATATTCTCAGGAACATACTTCTTCGCAGCGTACCAAGCACCCTTAAATGCCTTGTCTTCCCCTGCCTGAAGAAAGTCGTTGGCATCTTTAAACTTATCATGCGGTACTCTATAGACCTTATTAGGAAACAGGTTAGCCATCTTAGCAGCTAGAGCATTTCCTGGTTCGTCGTTATCTACAGAAAGGATGATCTTCTCGAATGAGTCCAGCCACTCACTACACTTCTCCCACAAAGCTCTGGAAGGTGCAGCAGACGGCAGAGACACCACCGGGTTCTCATATCTACCTTTAAGCATTTGGTAGGCAGAGAGGGCGTCTAACTCACCCTCTGTCACAGTGACGAACTTAGACGAACCAGCGTTCCACAGGTTCATACCAAACAGTTCATCCATCTTCAGGTTCTCAGCAGAGAAACTCTTAGGCCAGTAGCGGATCTTCTTACCCCCACTAGGGTAGACATACTCCTGCTTAACTGGACCATCTGCTCCCTGAAAGGTCTTAACACCATAGAACTCCATAGTGTCGGGTCTAATCCCTCTCACAGCTACAAAACCTCCCTCGTTGTGTGGCTTAATATCTTTCGGGGTATAACTTAACTCTCGGAGAAAGTCGTCCTCTCCTAAATGACCAAACGGATCTTCTTCCTGCTGTCTGACTTTCCAGATAGGGGGGTATCTTTCCAAAACCTCTTGAGAATAATTGTAGCCCTTCATGGGGTACTTACGCTGACAACTACGACAGTTCCCATAACCGTCAGTGTTGTAGAAGAAAGCGTCTGAACTACCACAATCTTCGTAGATGCAAGGCTGTCTCTTAATCTCTTCGCCCATCCTACTATCCTTAATATCCCTGTAGTTAATACTAGGATCCTTTTTCAAAATTAGGTATCCATATTTTTTAGCATGGCTAGTATGCTTTTGATCTTAGCTTCTGCTTTTTTGACCCCGGCGACCGACATTCCCAGACGATCTGAGGCTTCTTGCTGCGTTAGCTCTAGGGGGCCGTAGCGCATCAGGTAGATTTGATAATGACGACTACTCAGCCGGGCCTCCATCAATCTACCAATGTCTTTCACCCATATCGTCGTCTCGATCTTAGACTCATAAAAACCCTCGATACCGTCTGTAAGCTCCGTAGAAGCCTCCAGAGCGGTTTTGAGGCTGTTGTAGGTGTTAGGCTCCATATCCTCCACAGGCCGCTCCTTGCCCTTCCTGATGGCTGCTGCGTTCCTTCGTGTATGTCGAGTGGCGGGAATAGAGACGGCGGACTGCTTAAGACTTATGAAGTTCTGCATAGCCAGTCGAGCATCCATGCGGAGGGTTTCCTGATGGGTATTCCCTCTTTGTTCTGACTCCAACATAGCTACAAGACCTTCTTGTACTAAGTCGTCTAGCAGGTCGGAGCGCCGGAAGCGTTTAGCTAACCTCCGGCAGACCTCCATCTTTTGTTTTATGTCCATTCTAATCCTTTTTCTTGGTACACCTCGTCAGCAAAAATCTCTGCGCAGGCAAGGTTCTCTGATAAGCGGTCGAATGTTGCCCTGCTTGGGTAGGTTCCACTGTAAGAATCCTGTAACAATGCGTAGGCATCTTTCATAATGTCCACCAAGACATTACTAAGATCAGACTGGTCCGAAGACTTGGCTACTACAAAGATAGGCATATTAAAGAGTTCCTTGTTTTTCAGCGTAAATGAGTTGTCCAAGCAGCTTCTCTGCTGTGAGGAGGTCCGTCTTCTTACCAACGTAGTCGAGGGTATTCTTCGGTCCAGTCCACCCTTCAACCTCAGAACGAAGTTGAGTGATGGCACGCTTACAGGCGGTGATGGTAGGTGTAGGATCAATCATGTTATATTCCATATTAGTAGTAAGAGTGAGAGGGTGATGATAAAGAGGCATCCTATGCCGAACAACATCATAGGGGCTACCTTTCTATAGGGGGCTATGTTTATGGAGGGGGGTCCATTTACGGATGAGGCCGGGTTTCATGGCCCTCCAGCCATCGTCTGTGATAGACCAAGCCTTGATTAAGTTAGGGTTAAGCTGGACCTCGTGGTCATCCCACTTCTGTAGTGCAGCTACAATAGAAGAGTTAAGGGTGATCTTCCGGGTGGTGATAGTCCCGTCCTTCTTCTGGAACTCCACGTCTACGATACCCTGCTTGAGGTCTAGGATTTTGGTATACACGTCACTCATGTTTATTCTCCCTTTCTGAGTTGCGTTGTACGTTATTGTTATATGAACTGAACTGCGGTAGTCAAGAGCGTATGAGCATCATTTTCCCACGGTCCCCTCATTTTCCCACGGTCCCCTCATTTTCCCACGGGGGTCATTTTCCCACGGTGGGGTGAATCTCGATTTAGCTCAAATACCTAAAGTATTTGTCGAAAAGTCTAGTAAAATTTGATACATATTTGATTCACGCAAAAAGTGCATCGAATTTGTCCTAAATATTTTAAGTTCTGGGTGCATCAGTATTTATATCAAATACTAGAGGTTTTGGGTGTACTGACATAAGAGACAAATACCTATAATATTTACTACAGATTCGATATGAAAATCTGCTGCATCACACTGCACAATATTAGATATCGCCTGAGTGCATAGCTACCTCAATTTTTGCATAGCACCCATTAATAGAATAAGTATTTATCTCTAATTTTATGGAGCTGCGGATTCTACTACGAATCCCATGACGGAGTCAATCCCCACATCGGAATAATCGTATTTAGATAGTCCTTCCTATCTTAAGTTGAAATGACTGGACTCAGTTACTTAAAGTGCCTGGAACCTGGCCTGGTCTCTCGTTTTAGGACACACCGGCCCCCGTGCTATTTTTAGGCGAAGATCCTGGCCTTAGCACTACCAAAAAGATACCTCTAGACGTTGGAGTCTGGACTCTCTTATTGCGTGCATAGCCTGGTGCCTGGCTTACTGCTGATAGAAATGGCCGTAGAAAGCCCTAGAAAGCCCACTGAGAGGCTTTAGGGCTTTTCCGGTATACTAACCCATAAAAACCGCCAACGCCCATGTTCACTTTTGTTCTTTTGGATTTTATACAGTCACGCATGGCGTCCATGCTTTTTTGCTGTATCTGTTTTGTGCGTAAGTGTTAGACTGCAAGTCACTTTAAACACCTAAAAGGACTCTTCTTCATGTCGATAGTTTCCCTTTTTGACTTGTCTGGTCACATGGTACGCCCATGGGCAAAAGCAGGCTTTCACTGCGTGATAGTAGACACGCAGCACGAAAGAGAAGGTATGATTGAACACTTCCCAAGCGGCGGTTCAATTATGGCGCTTAGAATTGACCTAAGTAATGCGGAAAGCCTGCGCTACTTAGCAGGCTGGAAAAAGCCTCGTATGGTTTTCTCTTTTCCACCTTGTGATGATTTAGCCGTCTCTGGTGCAGCATGGTTTGAGAAGAAAAGGAAAGAGAATCCTAACTTTCAAAACGACGCCATGGCCCTAGCAATGGCAGGTAGCTACCTTGCTTTTGAGACTGAGAAGTTAACAGGCAGGCTTGCCCCGTGGTTTGCAGAAAACCCAGTCTCTAGACTTGCGACTATGTGGAGAAAGCCAAACTACTATTTTAATCCGTGCGATTATGGCGGCTATTTGTCAGACATTGAGGCTTATCACCCAACTTACCCAAACATCATTCCGAGCAGAGACGCCTACACAAAGAAAACGTGTCTTTGGACTGGCAACGGTTTTATTATGCCAACGCCTAAGCCTGTTAAGCCTGTTAGCAAGGACTCGCCGCTGCACACAAAGCTAGGCGGAAAGAGTAGAAGGACGAAAAATATACGCTCTCAGACTCCGAGAGGCTTTGCGAAGGCTGTTTTCTTAGCTAACGTTTCTCTAGTCTCGTAAACGATTGCACCTGTTTATTCAGGTGCTTTTGCAATGCGGCTCTCTTTTGTTCTCTCTCCAGAACTAAACTCGGTCGCATTACATAAGCACCTTTGCTTAATCACCAGTCATAGGGAGAATAAAATGACTGAATATCGTATTGAAGACTTGGACCTAGACGAATATGTCGCTGTAATTCGCAGTCTCGAAAAGCACATTGACTATGTTGAGGATAGTATTTCCGAGGCTTTGGATGCTGGAGTTAAACCGGACTCTTATTGGGGCAATCAAAAGACTCTACTCCAGCAGACATTGGAGAAAATGGAGCGTCGTAAGATTGTTCCGGTTTTGGTTTAATTGGTTAAGGGAGTGAAAGACATGAAAACAGCATTCAAAGCAGGACTCATTTTTGAGGCTTTAGGGATTAGAGACGAATCACAGAACTCGATTCAGTCTTATCTCTGTGACCTATTCGCAGACTCTGAATATGACAGTGTGAGAAGCCTTGTAAGAGACTTAGAACAGGCTCACTGGGCAGCAGGCTCTTTCGGATTAATCTACACCCAAGATTTAGAGCAGGCTCTCTCTAATCCACACTGGAGAGAAGCCATCGACTCAGTTCTAGAGCAATGGGAAGATTGCACGGGGGAGCCGTTTAAGGTGCAGCGCCTAACGGATGCTCTCGTTTTAGCTTTAGACTGGGAGAGCGATCAACTCTCGAATCTCGTGGACTCTGTCAGGTATTGGCTTGTCTCTGAGTATGTAGCCTCTTTAGACACGTCTCCAGAAAAACGCATTTTTCAGACAGAGGGAGAAGCCTCTGAGTACATCTCTGAGGCTATCTCTGGGAGGGTGGACTACCTAGTCCAGCATAGTCCTTATTCGCTCTCAGAGGCTGATGTAGACGCTTTAATTGAGCAAGAGTCTGAACTGTTCAGGCTGGAGGAAGTTTAATGGAAGATAAGTTTGAGGAAGTGTCGAAGGGAGTGGACTCCACTCTAGCGACTCTTGTTCAGGTCATCAAACAGTGTGAAAAGCACGGTTTAGAAGATAAGAGTCTAGTCGCTGCCGCCTTACTGCTTTTTGACTTTTGGAAAGATAACAGCAGGAATCTAGGTAAATGAGGTTTAGTGAGTTCGTGTTTATGCTTATCACGGTCACGTTATTCGTGGCGTTTATCTCGTATCATTATCATGGGAAGGTGTAGCAATGGAAAAGCCATTAAATCAGGTTTGGGAAGTGTGGAGCGTTAACCGTAGCGAAGCACATGTTTATGAAAAGCCTGTCTTGTACTTTGCAGGCTCTTACAGCGCTTGTAAGGACTACGTTGCGACAGTGAAGTCAGGACGCATTAGCAAGCGCTCCATGGCCATTAGAGAAGCACTAACAGACAAGGAAGTCATAAAGACTTGGGAGCACCTGACGCCTAGCACTAGGCACGCCAAAGAATTAAAGAGACGCCTATTTGAACAAGCTTTCACAGCAGGATGGAGCAAGTAAAATGAAAACGTTAAAAGAGAGCCTGAAAGCGATTGAGGCTAACAAGACTGAGTTGGATAGAGCGTGGGAAGCAGGCTTTAACTGGCACGCTAGGAAAGACCCAAGACAACCACAAGGCTACGTCGGTCCGCATTACTTCGATAAAGAAGGGAAGGCTGTTACAGCGTCTCAACTGACAGACCTAGAAAAGCAATATTTCTTTATGGGTTTAGAAGAAGCCAAAAGAGCGGAAAGAGAAGGAGACCTGTAGGGCGTAGCTCCCGAGCGTTTTTCAGGTGTAGAGCGAAAGCCTAAGCCTGAAAAATGCTTAAGAAGATAAGTAAACGAGGCTAAGTCTTTACGGTAGTATTATACCGTATGGACTTGGCTTTTTGTGTAGTACCTAAAGTTTAAAACAAAGCTGTAGGAGTGCTGCCCTCTCGCCCAGCGAGTGCAAGCAAAAAGTCTACACCTTAAAGTATTTCCAGGAAGTTGTGTCCTTTTTGTCACACTTTAGGTAAAACTTAAGGTAAATTCAAGATGGGTCCCTTGGAATTATCACAAATTCGATCTATCCGGGGGTGCATACACACTGGGCTACAACATAAAGTAAAAGGTTCGACCTTCGATATACCTTGCCTTACTTTCGCCACACTGCACCTCTTATTTCAGGGGTAGGGGGCTACATAGTGATTAATATATCACAGTTAAAAATTATTTTATAAAAAACTACAAAAAGTTGTATACCTTTATCCTCAAAAGGATCCTATACTATAGTAGAAACTTACAGTATGCGATTTCGTCTACGACGACGACGATAATCGCTAACTAACAGTTTATACTGTAGTTTGCTACACGGATTTAAGGATAGGTCCGTCTTGCCTTTGAGAAGGCTATATCTCCCCTATTTTGTAGTTAGGTTTGTAGTATGCCAGCGGCACTTCCCTACAAGAAAGCGATAGCGAATAAAGTACGCCGTATGATTAGAGACGGTGTGACTGTTCGTGACATTCTGGCTGCTATTCAAGACTTTCAGGATGCGCCATCTTCGATGGCTACGTTCTATAAGACTTATGGGATGGATATCGCCCAAGAGCGTTCCGACATTGTTGGTATGATTGGTAATAAGGTCGTACAACAGGCTCTTGAAGGTGACTTCAAGTCTCAGGAGTTGTATCTCCGTTCTAAGGGTGGATGGTCTCCTAATTCCACTGTTAATGAGCAAGAGCAGGATGTAGACGCCGATATGGATGAGTCTGCTATTGATGCTCTTATGACCCTACTTGGTAAGACCCCCGACAATGAGCCTACCGATAACGGCTGAAGACTTACGAAAGTTACCTGACGAAGAAGTTGCTTCCATTATGAGGAAGCTAGGCCCGGCTAAAGCGGAAGAGTTACGACACACTTGGGAGTTCTGGGCTAGGCCTAACCAGACAGAGCCGAAGGGCAATGACTGGGATATTTGGGTAGCTTTAGCGGGACGAGGTTGGGGCAAGACCCGAGCCGGGGCTGAGTGGGTCAGGCACCGTATCCGTAAGGGTGACAAGATCGTACATTGTGTAGCTCCTACTAAGGGGGATGTACGCAGGGTTATGGTGGAAGGTGATAGTGGCCTTCTGAATGTATGTTGGAAGGGTGACAAGACTTATCGGGGCAAAGACATTGGTTTTCCTGAATGGTCTCCTACTAACAACACGATAACATGGGCCAATGGCGCTAAGGCGGTGTTCTTCTCTGCTGAAGACCCAGAGCGACTACGAGGTCCGCAGGCTTACTCTGCATGGTGTGATGAGCTTTGTGCTTGGCGTAATGCTCAAGAAACATGGGATATGTTGCAGTTTGGGCTTCGATTAGGCCGACATCCTGTAGTTTTTATCACTACGACGCCTAAAACGACGAAATTACTAAGAAACATCCTCAATGACGATAAGACGGTAACTTCTACAGGTTCCACTTACGACAATGAGGCTAACCTAGCCAGTACGTTCCTAGACGCAGTTAAGAAGACGTATGAGGGGACGAGGCTTGGTAGACAAGAGCTATATGCAGAGATCTTGGATGAGGCGTCTGGAGCCTTGTGGAGTAGGTCTCTCTTAGCCGAGTGTGAGATAGAGAAAGAAGAAGTACCGGACCTTAATAGGATTGTAGTAGCAATCGACCCGGCCATCACCAGCAACTCTGAATCTGATATGACAGGGATTGTAGTGGCTGGAGTAGACATCAACGGTATCGCTTACGTTCTGGCAGACTACACTGATCGCTACACTCCTCAGCAATGGGCTGCGAGGGCGGTGTCTCTTTTTGAAGAGTATCAAGCTGATCGCATTGTCGCCGAACGTAATCAGGGCGGAGATATGGTTCGCCATACTCTGCAAACAGAGTCTGAGACGGTGCCTATCAAGCTAGTCCATGCTAGTCGAGGAAAGATGGCCCGTGCTGAGCCAGTCTCCGCCCTGTATGAACAACACAAGGTGCGCCATGTAAAGGGCTTGAACGATCTAGAGGATCAGATGGTCACTTGGGAGCCACTAGGCTCTGTAGGCTCACCAGACCGCCTAGATGCCCTTGTCTGGGCCATTACGGACTTATCGTTACAGGGCTATGCCAAGCCCCAACTAAAGCTGGCGTATAGCTCTGCGAAAGGATTACGTTAATGCCAAAGAAGCTCTCGGAGACAGAAGCCAAGAAGATTCTTGGTGTAGCTGGCGACAATACCCATAACGGGCAAATTCGAGCAGACGAGTTCCTTCCAGAGCTTCGTGGCAAGAAGGCCATCCGTAAGTATCGTGAGATGCGTGACAACGACAGCACCATTGGTGCAGTTATGTACGCCACTGAGCAGGTACTTCGTGACGTAGAGTTAAAGGTTGTAGCGGCCAACGATAGTGCAGAAGCACAACGAGAAAAAGAGTTTGTTGAATCTGTCTTAGATGACATGGACCACACTCTTGACGATCACGTTGCAGAGGCTTTGTCCTCGCTCTCGTATGGCTTTGCTTGGTTTGAGGTAGTTTACAAGCGACGGGGCGGTCCACAGTTCCGGGACTACAAGAAGTATTCTAAGTACAGTGATGGCCGTATTGGTATCCGTAAGCTGGCCTCTAGAGCGCCGTGGACGGTTTCCCGGTTTGATGTAGATAAGAAGTCTGGTGATGTTCTCGGCATGTATCAGGAGGGTTCTCAGTTTGGGAACTCTCATTATATCCCCATTAACAAGTCTCTATACTACAAGACCACTGCAATTAACGGCGACCCTGCTGGTCGTAGTATTCTTCGCAATGCTTATACTTCTTATGAGTATCTGAACAATCTTCAGGCTATTGAGGCGATTGCAGTGGAACGAGAGCTTGCAGGTATTCCTGTAGCTCGTATTCCTTCTGAATACCTTTCTAGTGACGCCACCTCCACCCAAGCTGCTATCCGAGCCGACCTACAGCAGGTTCTGCGGGATGTTAAATTTAACGAGCAGGGTTATATTATCCTGCCTAGTGATACCTACCCCGACAAGGATGGTAGTCCTACGAATGTACGCCTCCTTGATATTGAGTTGATGGCGTCTAGTGGTACTCGGAACATTGAGATCGACCCGATTGTTAGCCGCTATCAGCATGATATTGCTCGTAGTGTTCTGTCTGAGTTTCTTCTACTCGGCGCACACAGTTCCGGTGGCTCGTATGCGTTATCTAAGTCTAAGACCGACTTATTTCTTAGAGCGCTGGAGAGCTATATCAGCGCTATCACCGACGTACTTAACAAGCAACTCGTTGAGCGACTGTGGCAACTTAACGGTCTCTCCTACGACACAATGCCTTACATCAAAGCTGGTGATGTAGCACCGCATGACCTCAGAGAAATCTCTGCCTTCCTGCGCAACCTGAACCAAGCCAACATTACTGTAGACGACCACCCTGAAGTAGTCAGGGATCTGATGGATATTGCGGAACTGAGTTATGAGCCTTCTAACGGGACTGTGGAACAAGATCGAGATGAGGAGCCGGGAGAAGAAGGATCTCCAAGCTCTTCGACGGATGACTGACCGAGAGCTTTACGATATCGGCCTCTCCAGAGGGACTATCGAAGAGGCTTTCTACAAAGGACGAAAGTGATGCCCTACAGCACTAATGCAGAATTGCCCAAAGCAGTACAAGACAATGTTCCTGAGTCTAAGCAGGGTCAGTGGCGTAGTGTCTTTAACTCTGTTCTGGAGGACACTGGTTCCGAAGAACGGGCCATTCGTGCTGCATACTCTGCTGTAAATAAGACTGATGTAGCTTCTAAGGTTAAGGCCAACCTGAATAAGGCTGAGTACCGTGGTGAGAAGGTAACGCTAGACAAGCCGTTCCGTCTTCCTAAAGGCAGCAACAAGAAGTTTGGTGTGTACGTTAAGTCTGGTGACAAGGTAAAGCGTGTGACCTTTGGTAGTCCTACGATGGAGATTCGTCGGGACGACCCTAAAGCTAGGGCCAGCTTCCGAGCCAGACATAATTGCGACAGTAAGACTGATAAGACCACTGCTGGTTATTGGTCCTGTAAGATGTGGGAATCCGGTTCCTCTGTGGGAGACATGCTCTCCAAGGACGATTCCGAACAAGCGAACCTAGAGGGTCAGATCCTTAAGACAGATGACGAGCAACGTCTGGTTTATGGTTGGGCCTCGGTCATCACTGAAGATGGTAAGCCTCTGGTAGACCGTCAGGGTGATGTAATTGAAGCCGACACTATGGTTAAGGCCGTGAATAAATTCATGGAACATATTCGTGTTGGTAAGATGATGCACAAAGGTGAACAGGTGGGTCAAGTGGTCCACTCTATGCCACTCACTAATGAGATTGGTGAATCTTTGGGTATCTCCAGTAACCGGGAGGGTTGGGTCGTAGCATTGAAGGTATTCGATGATGAGGTCTGGTCCTTGGTTAAATCTGGCCAACTTACGGCCTTTTCTATCGGCGGCAAAGCTAAGAGGAAGGAAGTAGATGACTAGCATCCTACTCGACTTGGAGTTGGACGAACTGTCACTTGTTGACCGTCCTGCTAACCAAGCCGCTACAATCTGTCTTATTAAGAGGGACAATACAATGAACCTTGAAGAACGCAAAGCGTACTACATGGACAAGGGCATGTCCGAAGAGGAAGCCATGAAGAAGGCTAAGGAAGACATGAAGAAGTCTGACGATACTGAGGTTGAAGAGCCTGAAGTATCTAAGGCGGAAGATGCTTCTGAAGCTGAACTGCTTCTCGCTGAAGTTGATGCTGCTAAAGCAGAGATTAAGCGACTGGCTAAAGCTCTTGAGGATAATGGTTTTGTAGTTACCGACGAAGAGGTAGCTAAAGCCGAAGAGCCTGAATACTACGAATTTAATGGTGAGCAGATTATTAAGTCTGATATCCCTGCTCCTATTCTCAAAGCACTTGAAGAAGCAGAGATTGCTAAGCGTCATATCGAGCTTAAGAAGCAAGCTGAAGAAATCCTGCCTAACTTCGATAACGAAATTGCGGCCTCCATCTTGGCTCATGTAGCTAAAGACGACGCAATCGTAGAAGCCCTGAAGTCTGCTGATGCAGCCCTTGGTGCTTCGATGTCTGAGATCGGTGAAGCGTCGGTAGAGGCAGATATGCTCTCTTCCAGCGATAAGCTCGATGCTCTTGTTAAGTCCTACATGGACGAGAACAACCTTGCTAAGAAGGACCATGCTAAAGCATACGCTGCTGTAGCTAAGACCGACGAAGGCAAGGCACTCATTTCTAAGCTCTACAAAGGAGAGTAAATCATGGCGACGAATGCAGGCCGCTTTAACACCGTATCCTTGACCTCGGATGCTGCTCTGGCCCAATACCGTTTGGTCACTCTTGATCCTGCTGTTACCACCACTGATGGTAGTGCAGCTTACCCTAATGCTCAAGGTCAGCACGCCCTTGGCATTACTATGACTTCTGCTGATGCTGCTGGCAAAGTTGTTACCGTGCAGTATGACGGCATTGCTCTGGCTGAGGCTGGTGGCGGTATTCTTGCTGGCGACTACATCACTCCGTTTGATGGCACGACTGGTAAAGTAGGTGCCGCTACTTCGAATGATGCAAAAGTTGGTGTAGCTCTTTCTGCTGCTACTGCTGACGGGGACATTATCTCCGTTCTGCTCAAGCCAGCTTCTGACACTCACGCTTAATAGCAGTTAAGGAAGAGGAATAACAAATGCCTTTGCTGACCCCATCTAGTGTGCATATTGATGCACCACTCACCAATCTGACGACTGCTTATGCGCAGTCTCAGGATAACTTCATTGCTGATAAAGTCTTCCCTATTGTAGGTGTAGACAAGCAGTCTGACAAGTACTACCAGTACGACCGTGCGAACATGAACCGTACTGGGGACGTTAAGAAGC